CGGAGCATCGGTCTGCACCCACCAAGCCGTAGCGGAGGTAAGACGCGACAGAACTGCGGCACCCTCGTCGAGCAAGCCAATCGACTTGACCGGGTTGATGTCGTTGTTCGCGGTACCTGCACGGAGTACAGACTTGAGTAACACCTCGGCCTGGAAGACATTACCGGGTGCGACCACCAATTGGCGAGGCACAAGACGGATCTTCTTGCCGTTGTTGTCCACGGCCTGACGGACCTGAATGAGCATCTGCTCAAGCGAGGTCTGCGAAAGGTTCGCAGCAGTAGACAACAGGTTACTGAAGGTGCCGTTGACGATCGGATGTGAAGCCGAGTTCAACTGGACGCCATCACCACCCGGGTAGGAGCTGTTGAAAGAACGGTTAAGCACGTTCGCCGAAAGCGTCTCTTTAGTCTCGATTAGAGACTGTGCGAGGTGCTTGGCGTAAACCTGACCGATCCGGATGTGGTCGCCGTCTTCCACGAGCACTTTGGTCAACGCAAAGGCCAAGCCATAAACGTTGTACACATAGCGCTTCAGGAAGAGCACGCCACCCTGCTGATAGGTCACCGGAGTGCCATCAGGCAGTTGGGGTGCGGCACCAAATCCGTACAAGACTGGTTCTTCGTGGTAATTACGAGGAATGCCTTGTTCCTGGCGGAAGACTCTCGACCACTCGTCCTTGCGTTGCTCGTAGATTCCGTCGAAGCATTCGTTAAGGATAGGCTCGACTATCGACCGAAAGTCGGTACTGCGCATCGGGGCTGCCATTTCTTAACCCTCCTTAGATAGCGTTAGAGGTGGCAACGTACTGGCTCTCGGAAATCTGAGCACGTACGATGACAAATGCATCACCCCAGGCATTGTCCGGGTACGGCGCGATGTCGATAATACGCATTTGTGCGCTATTACCGGAACCAACGAGCGTGGTGGACAGTGTGCACTGCGAGAGACCCGTGGTGGTGGAACCCGCCGTAGTATTGCTCAGGTCAGCCTCATCACCGATCGAGGTCTGGGCAAGGGTGCCGTCAGACTGGATCTCGTACACGATGTTTGGGTCCTGGTAATAATAGGCGACGACCGAGCCCACCTGGAACGATTCACTGGCTGGCCAGTAATTCGAAACCCGGCGACGACCGGTAGAATCAGTCCACTCGACACCGGCGAAAGCGCCCAAAAAGGCGTCACCGGCAGCAGCGACCACGATGTAACCACCGGTGTTCATTTTCACGGGCTGACCCTTGAGAATGGTGGTGGCATAACCCAAAGAAACGTTTCCGGAAGTGGAAACGGCCTGAATACCGTTGGCAAGCGCGGCAGCTCTGTCCAGACCCGACGGGTGAAATGCTGGACGCAAGCCGAACGGAGCAGATGTTGCAGACATCGATATCTCCTAAATAAAGTATCCGTCAGTGAAATACTGGAACGGGACGTACTTCATCCATGGAAGCAATGCCCTCACCTTCGAGAGTGCCGAGAGATCTACCGCGCGAATCTCGACCCAACTGCTGCTCGGCCTGGACCCGGATCTTATCCGCTTCGTCTTGGGGAGCGTAGTGGTGAAATTCTTCCATGATCCCTTGGTAAATCTCTTCCGGGATCTTGTACAGTAGCATTTCGTTACATGCAATAAAGCCTTCGTGTTCCCCTGCTTTTACTCGATAATTCTCAAAGCCAGGAACTTCCTCGGGCTTTACCGGCGTGTAACCCATCCGCAATCGCTTGTGGATGGGATCGTAGCCATTGGTGGAGGAAAGCCAACAAAGATGAAACCCCGGAATTCCGGGTGGTTTGGGGAGGGATTCTTGCATCCACTCATCTCTGAACATCCTACGACGTTCGCGGCTGCTTGCCAAGCTCTCGTTAGCTGACTGTCTATCGTCCTGCATTGCGCGGGACTCACGGCCACCTGCCGAAAGATTCTTTTTGATTCGTTCGTCTCTCATCTACCTCTCCTCGAATCATGCATGCGGTCATATTCCATGTAGTTGGCGATCATTTTCTTGCGCTCGGCGAGATTATCCCACCTACCCGCTTCTTTGATAGCCGCGACACGTTCTGGTGACAAATGAAATCCTGCGCTACTGTCATTGCGATTGCCGTAGGCGGACTCTCTACCAGAGCTAGTTACCACAGACCGAGGTCTCCGATTTGACGTTGAACGATCAACACTAGACGAATTGTACCTGTGGGGCAGGTATTTTGTCAATCTATTGTCCAATTCATCCCAGTAATCAGGGGTCTTTGGATCCCACCCTTCTTTTGTTAACGCTTCATCAATCTTGGTGGTGATCTGCGAGTCCAAGTCGCGACCATTGGGATCATACCAATCATTCCTAGCCATCCAGTCCGAAGCATGCCGTTTAAGTAAAGGGTCCGGAGCTTGAGGAACGTTCGAAGTAGGACCGGTTTGAACGGCTTTTCGTTTAAGTGCTTCGAGAGCTTCGGTTTGCCTTCTTGCATCGTACCACGCCTCTTGTGCTTCGGCGAGACCAGTACCGTCCGCCTGCTCGGTCGCCTCTTTAATCTTCATCTTGGCGTACGTCAACCGGACCTGCGAGTCCTCGATCGCTTTATCGAGTCGCGCGAGGTCCGATCCCACAGTCTTCCGTTCGAGGACCGCTAGCCGTTCAGCCATCCGCTCGTTTTCACGGCGTAACGAGTTTATAACGTGACCCGACTCTTCGATCTTGGCCTTGGTAAGCCGTTTCTTCAGGTGCCGCTCCTCGCGCCTAGCCGCCCGAATCGCTTCCCTTTCCGGATCATCGTCGGAATCGTTACCGGCTCTAACAAACCCGTTCTGTTCGCCGATCTCCTCGAGCTTTTGGTCTACATTCACCTCTTCAGGTGCAACCATCTCGACTATCGCCGAGCCGTCCGGTTCAACGGACACTTGCATTTCTGCTTTTTCAGTCGAGTTCATAGGAAGGCCCTCACTTTCAATGGGTCACCCGTGACTTTCGAGATCACTTCGTGGTCGTTAAATATCGAGAACAGCGCGGTTTCACCGAGCTTCGGGTCGCCGTACACAACTTCCCACCGGTCACCACCCCATTTAGGCATTCGAACGAAGTCGCCCACCTCCACCCAATTGCCTTCCGGCCAGGGTTCGAGTGTGTCGCGCTTCCGAAATGCCAGCGGTCCAATCGCTATCACCTTCGCGACTTGATTGTTCCATTTCTCGGTCTCTTTCGTTTCTTCCACGATAAGTAGCCCAGCAGAGGTCACGGTCTTGCGGGTTTGACGCCACTGGACCAAAATACGACCACCTACGGGTACGGCACCGGGGTCAACAGCAGGAAATGCTTCCCGCAAAGCGGCTTCATTCGAAGCCTCCGGTAAATCAGTCATCGGGATCCTCTTCCTTTAAAAGATTATTTAAAATGTCCAAAGCTTTTTCAAGCCCTTGATTCTGTCCAACTAGGCGTTGGTAGGCCTCAAAAGTCGCAGGAGTTCCTGCGGCCATTGCATCGCGCAAGCGTTGCTGCTCGAACTTCAGAGCCTCGATGAAGTCCGAGACGTAACGCATGCTTTACTTCTTTTTCATAGAAGACAGCGCACCGCCTGTTGACTTTTTGACGGGGGGCTCGGTGCTACCCTTTGACTGCAGGGACGAGCCGTCGAGCTTCTCGCCCATTGCAATCCGTTTGTGGTACGGGAGATTCGTTTTTGATGCATTGATTTCGTACGAGGTATTAGCCATTTGTGCCTCCTAGTGCACGTTGTGCGCTTTCCTGCGCGGTGAGAGCAGTTTCGAGCTGCTCGGTTTGCAGCCTTCGCGCATCGTGCGTAAGTTCTGCGGACTTGATTCGCTCCTCGGTTAGATTATCACTGGCGTTGAGCGCGATATCGATTTGCTGCTGCCGATTCTTGGCCAAAGCATCCAGACGGAGCTTCTCGGCGTCAAACGCGAGGCGACCCTTCTCGGTTTCGGCATCGAGCATCAGTCGCGCTTTGTCCTCCTCGGCACGACGCTTAGTTTCGGCCATTGAAGTTTCGAGAATCACTTGATCGCCACCATCCATCGGAGGCTTGGGTTTCAATTGCTGCAACACCTGCTGAATCTGCTGGATAACAGGCATGACTTTTGCGAAGGCCTCCTTGCTGTCCATCATCACGTGCTGTGAGGCTAACGCGTAAAGCTTATCCACCTCGCCCGTAATTCCGGCGACATCATAATCGGTGGGCTTCTTGCCCAGTGCTTTCTCGACATATCCATTCATGTGACCCAGGTACCAAAGGATCACGTGTTGCTTGATGTGCTCGACCATCATCGGCAAAAAGACCGGGGCGATCAACGGGTTTGCGCCAAACATCGGATTCTTCGCGAAATCCAAATGCGCTTGAATGTGCGCCAAGTGGTTCTGGTGCGGGTACGCGAACGCTGCCCGTCCGATCGACATTGCCCCGTTTTCTTCTGCCGCATTAATCTCCATCGGCTCGGCCACAGCAGGCATGATTTCGGTGATGTTTGGCACCTTCATCTGCTTCAACACCCGGTGGACCACCGCGCGTCGATCAAAAATGTCCGGGTTTTTCTCCATCAGCGCCAGCACCGCTTGGTTCTGCGCCATACGTTGCGTTTCGGAGAAGATATGCGGATCCGACACCGGGATCACGTCCGAATTGCGATTAAAGTCCTCGCGTTTTACTTCAAGTTCCGGCGGGACATCGTGCATTAACATTTCATCAAGGTACCAGCGGTTGATGCGTTGCAGCACCATAAGTACCCTCTTTTGGGACTCGTGCAACCGGGCGTGAATCGCGCTGAACACCGCCGCGCCTTGCTCGATTAGCGCCTGGGTGGTGCCGACTGGAGCGGTAGAGGCGATATCGGCGATCTTTTCCTCGCTCGTGGTCACCACGCCTTTCGCGGCGTCGGTCAGCCACCCCATCAGCTTGAATAGTACCTCGGAGGGCGGGTTGAAGGGCATCGGCATCGCGATCTTTCGGATGTCGTCTACCCCTGGTGCACCCTCGATCTCGGTGATCTGGGTCACGTCGACGTTTTGGCTCTGGCCCGAAATCTTCGCGCCTTTGAGCTTTAGCATCGTCGCCGCGTTATTGATGTGCGCCGTATCGAGAAGCGCCCGGAGCGACCCGGTGAGTGCGGCCGACATCCCGCCGATCAAATGTGGGAACCCGATTGCCAGCGCCCCACGCCAGGGGATAAATTTAAACTCGATGATCCAATCGAGCTTCGTCCGCGTGTCGTCCCCCTCCTCCCAATTCCGATACCAGCCGACCACGTCGGTCGTCTGCTCGTCGATCATCAAAATGTAAGGGGCGATTTCGCCGTCGCAAAACGAGTCCCACTCGCAGGACATGTTCACCATCACGTGGTACACACGCCGGAGCCCATCCTCGTCGTCGGTCCAGGTCTTGCCCTCGACCTTTTGGTTCGCCTTTTCGGGGTCGGTAAGCTCCGGCTCCTCGGCGACCCTCGTGACCGAAATGTCGCGGTAAAGCCCCGCTTCGATTCGATCATTAAACATCTGCTCGGTGATGTCCTGCATCTCGGCGCAGCGGTTTGCGGTGTAGAAGCTCCCCGCCGCGTAAGGGATAATCAGGTTGTCGATCGGGACGAACTCGGCACAGGGACGTTTCTTTTGCGGGTCGTACCACAGCTTCAAAAATTGAGAGCCGCCGAGCGGCAGCTGCGTGAGCATTTGCTCTTGCTCATCGCGAAATTCTACAATCTGGTTCGTAAGCTGCCAGTTCATGAAATCGCGCTTACGCTCAGCCCGGTTCTTTTGCTCCTCGGTGACGTCTCCCACCACATTCGTCCGCACAGGACCATCCGGCGGGAAAAGCTCTTTGATCGCCCTGGATTCGAAATCCACACAGGCTTCGGCCATCACCGGGTGCACGACCTTGGACGCACCCTCGAAGTTCGCACCACCCGGGGCGTCTTTCCCTAACCCCGTGCGCCGAATCCCCTCTTCGTACTGCTTGTCGCGTTCCTTCCGCGCTTCCTTGTCCGCCTTGATCAGGTCGATCATTTTCAACGCGAGCTTCGAGAGTTCCCACGAAGGTACCGACTCCGCCAGATTCTCGTAGAAATCCGGGTCTTCCTCGGGTCCCGCGAACTCCCGCATCCGGACGATCGCCGAACCATCGGGCTGTTCCTCGATCTCCGCGAATTCGTCTTCCAAGTCGACCATCAGGCCTTCGGTGTCCTCCGGTCCCGGAATCATCGCTGGCTGCTGTTGAGGGAAAGTACTAGTGGCCATATTGGGTCCTTAGTCTTCCAGATTCGACATTTTAATATCGCGAGCCACTGATTTCAACTCATCGTATTTTTCTGGGTCTAACGCTCGAATGTCGCGCATCGTACGACGAAGTGCCATCGGCGATTCTTGGTAAGGCGACACCAACTTTCCGAAAATTTTCATGAGCGGCTCATCACCCATGTCCTCAAAGTAATCGTACGGATCGCGCATAATTCCTGGTAAGTAGTACAAATCCCCGGCCAGTTTCTCAGGGTCAGCCCCAGGCATCGCACTTTGCACAAAACGCAGGATTTCGTCCTCGTCCATTCCCATCTTTAACCCTTGTGCCACCAATCCACCGATCGAGGGCGCGGGGATGGGCTTCATCACAGTCTTTACCACCTCGGACGCCATATCCCTCACAGGCTGCATAGCCACAGAAGGCATTACCCTTCGCGCGGCTTGGGCGAGTGCGCCCTGCAACATCTGACGCCTGGACACCGGCGTTTGCGCTACTTTTTCAACCACTTTCTCCACCGACCCCGACAGGGGGTCTACCGTGGTTTTCTCGGTCTGGTAACGCTCCATGTCTTTGGCGGGTACCGGAAGCTTTGACTCCTTGGGACCATCGAGATCGGGCAGTCGCATGAAACCACGCCTGGACAGGTCTGGGGTCTTCAGGCCTTTGGTGAGCAATTCGTCCGCCATCTGCTGTACGGTCTTTCCCTTGACGCCACCACCCCCGGCGTAGGAATCGAGCAAATCGGTGTAGATCATCCGACCACCATCAGACATGTCCGGCGTCATATGCTCGATCATGCCGCCCTCGGCGTACCTCCGGAACCGTCCTACGGGTACAGTCATCTCGTGCCGTGCAGCGGGAGGGGCGGGAGGCTTGGCACGTGGACCGATCATCCGGGCTTGTTGCGCTTCGTCCTGCAACCCTTGCTTAATCAGCCCTTGAAGAATTAAATCGGCATGTTGTCCGTACTTCTGGCGCAGGTCTCCCACGAACTGCTCGTACCGGAGTCGATTCATGAAATCGCGCATTTCCAGGGTCTGTGCTGTTTCACGTGGAGCAACGGGAGCAGCGACGGGGACGGGAGGGCGCATCGCGCGAAGCTTTTCTAACTCCTCGGCCTCGCTTTCGTTTAAGCTCGGCGCGTACAACGCGGCGGTGATCCCGGCCGTGGGCTTTAACCCGGCCAGCGGTCCGGCCAAGGTCAGCAGGTCCTCGGGGTTGACATACTCGCCGACCGTTTTAAGGAGATCATTGGGCATAAGGGTTCACCCTGCGTGGACGCTCGTCGTCGTAGTAATCCGGCGCAACCTCGGCCGGGTCGATACGCAAGAAATCCATGTCCTTTAACAGCCGGAGCACTTGCGTGGTGGTGTCGGTCAGATCGTCGCGCTCGGCCTCGGGGAAAGAGCAGATCTGGGAGACAAGCTTCTCCGCCCAGTCGCGCGGTTGCCCCCGGTGCACAACCGATTCGGGGATGTAGACCCGGCCACAAGCGACGATGTTTGCCACGATGTGCAGCCGTTGCACTTTGTCCGCTCTGCCCGGATTGTAGCCACGGCAAGGCACCCCGGCGTAGCGCAGATCCTGGAGGATCGAAATGCCTGAAGCTTTCTCCTCGACCAGCACCAAATCGGTCTTTTTACCGGGTTCGCCGTACACGGACTCTTTGTACTCGTTCACCACCCGGGGGCGCAGGTCGGGGTAGGCGAGAAACTCCTCCCAGCAGTCGATGAGCATTACGCATATAGGTGAATCTTCACTCGGCCTGAACACTCCCCAGACAGAACATGCGGTTGGGTCATTGATAGTCTTTTCGGTGTAAGCACAATCGTAGGACTGCACAATATACATGAAATCGGGAAATGGCCGATCGGAGTCCCAAAGCTTGAACCACTCGCGCTTGACGATTCCGTAATCTTCCGGGTCGATAACCTCGGCGTAAAGCTCTTGGCGTCCGAGTCGTGTTCCCTCATACTGGGCGATGATTTCATCACGAAAGGTTGGGGCGAGGTTTCCGAAATTCTCATGCGTGGTCCCTGAAGTGACGAATACGCGCGGACTTTCGAGCAGCTCACGCACGATTGGAATGGGCTTAGGCGTCGTAGTGACGACACCGCGCGGACGTTGGCCGAGGCGCAGACCGAACATCAAGTTCGACCACATTTCTTTGGCGTTACGAAACTTCGCAAGTTCGTCGACCCAAAACAGGTCGTGCTGCGGACCTCGAAGCGTCTCGGGATCGTTGTCCGAGTAGATGGTCGCCATCGCTCCGTTGGGCCATTCGAGACGGCGCTTGGACGGCACCCAATTCGGGCGTTGAAAGGGGTGCGATATGGCCAGCAGCCCGGATTCACCCTCGATCATCACGTCCCGGGCGTCCCCTGCGTCTTCGGCGATAAGCGCGACGCGTGAAGCGAGCTTTCGTTCCACGTGAAACCGGACGAATTCACCACCACACCGGGTCTTGCCCCACCCACGACCGGCGAGAATGAGCCAGATCGTCCAGTCCTCGCCAGGAGGGACTATCTGATTGGGTCGAGCCCAGGTTGGCCAATCGTAGTAAAGCTCCACCACCTCTTGATCGTTCATCTCGGATACGAACTCCGAGAAATTGTGCGGATCAATCGGCGCTTTCTTCGCCTTGTACCTTCGACTTGGCGACCGCCTGTAATCGTTGGGCAAGTCGATCACGGAGTCCCTCAATATTGACATTCTGGTTAAGTGAGCCCGACAACGCGACGTTTACGTCTTTGGCTCGGAATTTCGCGTCGTACCCCATCAGCGTGAACTGCAGCAAAGTGTCGGAAAACTTCTTGATCGTTTCACCCGTCTTCATACCTTGGTGCACCAACGGCTCGTCGTGTCCAATCACGGAACGGCGGTAGGCCTCGGCTTTCATCGTGTCGACCATTTCGAGCTGGATGTCTTCCATCAGACGATCGAAGGTCGGGTGCTCAGCTCTCCACGTCGACATCGCACCACGACTGACCTCAGCCGCCGTGTACGCGTGTCTTAAAGAAAACTTCGCGTTCGCGGGTCCGTCCCTGAATTCGGCCAGAATCTGCAGCATACGGTAGGCTTTGGTACGCTCGTAGCGGCGCAGCCGTCCGACACCCTCAACACCCGGAATGCAAAAGTTGAGCGATTCGGGGTCGTCCTCGACTCCACGCTCCTTAAAACGAACCCGGTCCTGCTTCACCATTTCGTAAAGCATCGCGTACGTTATCCCCGCGCGGCGTCCGTATTCCCGCAGTGTTTCTTCACCCACCGCGTCGACGTCCACCACCGGCAAAGGTTCGATTTTCACTCCAGCCATGACGCAAAGTGTACCACAAAAGCGACACGTTCCGCAACTGTTCCAGGAAATGTTTCGATCTTGCCTTTCATGCGTTCACGTATGATACCGAGGTGTAGCCCTGCGTGGTGGATGACGATATCTTGTCGTCTGGAAGTCTGCGGGTGTAGTACGGGTGTGATCATATCTGTTCCATCGTTCCACCATAATGGAACGGCGATGGAACAATTCCACTGGTCCAAGAGCCCCGTCTCTCGGGGCTTCTCTTCAAGTACCCTCTTCTGTTCCAGCGTTCCATCTCATATCCCCCCATATTCAGGTTTTCGAACCAAAAATATATACGTATATGTGCGTGGAACAATGGAACACTTGGCTCTCTTGTGCGTCGTACGGGGCGAGAGGGAGCTTTCTGACCGTTCCATCTGTGTTCCATCATGATGGAACGATGGAACACTTCTCGGCTGCTGCCAAGACGGCACGAGACTTATCTCGGCCAGTGTGGCAAGGGTACCACACATCGCCCGAAGAGGGCGGATCCACGAATCTTACCACGGCTGATGCAGCGTGTCAATTAGTCGTTGCGTTTGTGTTTCACGTGAAGTCTTTTGGTCTATGCACAGCCCTCGTACGCGGAGTATGTGCAGCGTCTCCTCGTACGGCATCTGCGTTTCGACCAGTCGTGCTGCTTCATGCCCGGGGATCAAAAAGAATTCCTGGCGTTCGAGCACTTGCAACCCCAGGAGACACCAAGCCCCATGCCTTTGTGCGGACACCGCCCAATTGCGCTGCCCGTGGGTCCACTTCGGGAGCCGGAGCGGGGTGCCGGGGCGCTTGGGCAGGTCGGTGAGGACCTTGAGTTCGATCCAGCCCGAGACCGCGCGGAGCTTGTACAGCGCGAACCACACGTCCGGGGTGTTGCGTCCGACTTCGTTCTCGACTCTCTGCGCGAACCAATGACCCCCGAGGCGCAGGTCGAGCCAGCCCCAGAGGTTCTTTTCCGCGCTCATTGCTGTGCTCTCATCCTGGCCATCTTGCACCTCGTGAATCTGTGGTGCCGAAGCCCCGGGGTAAATCAACGCCAGCCTTCATCGGCCAATTCTCGCGCTTCGAGCGCCACATCGTCAGCCTGTCCACACTCGACGTAGGCGTCCGACCCATACACGGGGCGACCGGTGGCCCAGGAGCCGAACCCGACTGGGAGCTTGCCCAGGCTTTTCGCGCGGACGTTGAGCGCATCGGCCATTTTGCTAGCCTTTGCTAACGCGATTCCCTCGTCCCGATCGGTTGCCACGTGCAATTCGCAGGTGTCGCCACGATCGTTGCAGCCACGAACATAAGCCGCGAATCCGTACCACTCGCCACGCGGGTTGTCGTAGTCCGCGTATTCAGGATCGATGCCGACCACAACGACGGAGGAAACCACGCTGAAGGCAGTGTTGCTGGGTGTGAATGCTTGCATGTCTGTAGTCCTCTATGAGTTAAAGGGTGATGGTGTGGAGCCGAAGCCCCGGTGGATGTCAGGCCCTGACCGCGTTCGGCGCAAGGTGCTCCCAACGCCTGTATTCCGACTCCTCGCGTACAAGGTCTGAAATCTTGCTCTCGATTTCCCTGCGATCTGCAGGGGTAAGGAGGCGCTCAAGACGCTCTGAGACCTTCCCCCACCGGTTAATCACGACGTATTCGCCATCGTCGTCAAGCACGCCGATGTGGACCTGGATGCTGTCTTGAGCAATCCAAACCGGAAAAAAGAAAACATAGGCCGCGAATCCGTACCGCTCGCCACGCGGGTTGCTGGGTGTGAATGCTTTCATATCTGTAGTCCTCTATCGGTTGATGTTTAAATACTATCGAACCTCTATTATAACACCGGTGAAACAGCTTGTCTATTTGTCAACCCCTGTCGTCCGACGAACGGTCAGCTTTTCGACGAACGGCGGAGCGCGTTCACGATCCGCATCGTAGCTACCCCAGCATTCGGTACTCCCTCGACGAGCGTCGCGTAGTCGATGCCGTACTGGGCGCAGAGCCTCGAACGGGCGTCGGGGCACTTCCCGGCCTCACGGAGCGCATCGGAGGCCCAGTCAGGTACGTTAGCCTTAACCCGAGGCTTCGAATGCAACGGAGGTACCTCCGAAGGGCTCGGAGAGGCTATCTCTTCCAAAGCGACAGCGGGTTCCCCAATCGAGCGGTAGGTGCCGTCGGGTTGATCGCCAAATGGAAAAGGCCAGCTAACCACAGAGGTTCTCCTCGATCCAGGCTTCAAGCGCTCGGAAAGCCTCCCAGCGGTCGAAGGGCTCCTCGCCGACCGTCCTGAATTCAGCGTCGATGTCCGACCCCGAGATCGAACAGTCGAACTTGTAGACTCGACCCTGGTACAGCATTTCACCGGCAAACCGCCCCTTCGCGAGGCGGATCCGGACGTTTGCGGGTTTTGTGGTCATCACGCTCCTTTGAGGTAGCGGCGCAGCATGTTGCCGAGGTTCATGCGCTGCATGCCGGTGTTCAGGTGAGCGTACCGGGAGACCAAATCGACACGGGAGAGTCCCATCTGGCTCGCGACGAAATCGTACACTTGCTCGAGTGTCTCGCACTTGCGAAGCTCGACCGCCACGAAATCGCCTTTATCCAACGAGCGGACAACTTGGCCGTTCACGGTCTTGCTGTAATTCTTGTAAAACTGCAGGTAGAGCGAATCCACCACGCCGTTCTTGCGCTGGTCGAGAGGGAGCTTTTGGCGAGCAGGAGCTGCGGCTTTCTCGGCTTTCATCTTCGCGACTGCGGCGTGGTGCTTTTGGCGAGCAGCAGCTGCGGCTTTCTCGGCTTTCATTTTCGCGACAGGACCAGTGCCATCGGCATCATGGCTGCGCACTACGGTCTGGGGTGCGGGAACGTCCTCGGCCGAGACTGGGGGCTCGACTGGGGTCTCAACGATCACATGCAGCGCGGAATTGCGGACCTTAAATTCGCGGCCGGGTCGCCCTACCCCAGCGACATCAACTACAGTGGACCAGCCGCCTTTTTTGGCAAGAACGTACACGAGTTCGTCGGTGGGGATAAAACGAGCGGTTGTGGTAGTGGCTTGGTTCATTTCGTTTTCCTCTATCGGTTAGGGTTTAATGTTTACTACTAACGAACCTCTATTATAACACCGGTGCAATACTTTGTCAAGCCAAAGGCGGATTTCGAACCCACCGCTCGTCGGATCGGATGAACGGTATGTTCTGGTACTCGTGGCTTTCGTCCATCTCATACTCCTTTTCCAGCTTTGTCTTTCTCTACCAGGACACTATGGTGCAGTCGTTCGATCTTTCCAGTTTTTAGATCCTTGCAGATATACTGTGTTCCCATCCCAGGGGTCCACTGCAACTCAACCAATGTGTACGCCTTCTTGTTTCGGCGCAACACAAAATTAGCCCCAACCTGCAAGCTAAAGAGCCTTTCGGGTTCTGCTTCCAGTGCTCTGCGAAGGGCGACTGCTGCCCGTAGTTGGATGTCGGGGTTGTCGGACTCCAGCGCCTCCAGCGCTTGCTGCATAACTTCACGGTCAGCTTTCATAGGCGTCTCCTGTGATGCCGTGGGCGGCTTCGACATTCCTGCAAGCAACAATAAGGTCGTTGTTTGCGTCATAGATGCACTTTTCAATCTCTCGCAACTTCAGCGGCTGCTGTACTGGCTTCGGGGCAGTGTAGAGGGGCTTCATATGGTCATAGAACTTGTCCCATGACAGCAGGTTTTCGCTTTCGCTGATCCACGCCACCGGCTCTTGCTCCGGCTGCGCCAGCATCTCGCGCAGTGCCGCTATGTTTTTTTTCAGAATCTTGGCCCATTGCTCACATGCATAGATGTTGTCCAAATCTGTGTTGTAGTTCCACTCCAACGCCTCCAACGCTTGCTGCATAAGTTCTCTGCTCATGTTCGCTCCTGGAAATCGTAAAACCAGTCACTTCCTGCGGCCCACTTGCGTGTGCCATCGACCGACCAAAAATTTTTTGCGGCTTGAAAGTCCGGTGTCTTTGTCTCAGAGGGCGTTAGACTTTGGTCGTACCATAGACAGCGGTTATTTGGCTGAGCAGCAAACTGACCATTGTCAAGTGCAAGGAAGTTAAAACTTTTATGCTCCTCGGCTTGCTCCGTAAACCCCGTGTCAAGATCCATACTTTCCGCGCAGAAATCAACGGTGAACAGGTAACGCCCAAAGTGCCAGACCTTGTGCTTGTCCAAAAACTTCGCGCTCAAATTGCGTAGACTTATCTTCTCGACGACCGTGAAGCGGTACCCCATGCAATCCCACAGTTGCAGCATGTCAATCGGCAGGTCGCCATGGTTCTCTTTCCAGACATAAGCATGCAGGGGCAGTTTGTCATACAAGGCGCAGTAGTTGGGCAGCAAGGATTCGATCCTGAAGACCTGACCGCGTAGCGCCTTCAAGCTAATCCAAATGGCCGGCTCAAGCTGTCCGTGACCCTTCTCAAAGTTATAAAGGAATTCCTTTCGCACAAACACTTTCTGTGGAGGAAGCGAGGCGACGATGTAGCTCATCTATCAACTCCCCTTGCTCTGATGGCTACTGCTAAGCCCTCTACATCGTAGTCAGTCCACCTATCAGCAATCTGGGCGCACTCCTCACGCTCAGTTTCAATCGCTTTATTCCAAATTGCCACAGCCAATGCGCTGTAGGCGTTGTGTGGGCCTTTTGCGCATAGTTCCATGTCAAGGTGAGTGACGTTCATGTCTTTGTCGATACGCGCCCATTCTTTGCCAGGGGGCGTGAAGGTGTATGCAATCAACTCTTGACTTGGTGTGCCAATGCCCACATTACCCGTGACAGGATCAACATTAAAACGATCTGACTGTAGCGGTACAGGCTCCCACTCAATCACTTCTTTACCGTCTTTGATTACTTTTTCCATTTTGATTTCTCCTGCAAATGGATATGTGTTCATGTGTTCTTCTCCTTTAACCGACGATGTAGCTCTTCACACCCGGGATTCAGCGGAAACGAACCAGCGTTTCACGCAGTCGTTGGTCGAGTGTACCTGAACCTCGTCCACCCCGAGCCACTCGGCGAGGATTTTGGCCAATACCGCGTTCGTCTTGAAAGGCAACGGCATCGTGGACCCCACGAGCATCTCGTACACCTGCGACGCGGTCAGCCCCTCACACTCGAAGGAGGCGATCTCGTGGATGGCCTCGTCCCGGGTGTAAACCTTTTTAACGGGTGGGGCAGGTTTCGCGGGTTCCGGGGTGTTCTCCTCGATCCAGGCTTCAAGCGGGAGAGGAAGCCCGACTTGCCCAAACGCTTTTCTTGCGTCAAGCTTTTTGAACGTCAACGCCTCATGATCGTCGATAGGCGGGGTGGTAAGCTTACCTTTTTTGGTGACCATTGGTGTAGAGACCTCTATTAATATCTGAAAAAAACGGGGGAACCCTGCGCGGATCCCCCCGAAGCGTCCTTAACCCTTAAAACAGGAAAAGCGGACCGAGAAGAGGTCCGCACTTGACATTATACCAGAGCGAGCGCCGCAGTCAATGCATTTCGTTTCATCCGGGCACCTGCACCGAACCAAGCGGACTGCAGCCGGGTATCTGCGCTCGTGGCCTTACGCTCGTGATCCGTGAACCGGGTGATCGCATTCACCAGTCCCCAGGCCGTACCCTTCGCGGTGCGGGTGTTCTGGCCGATGCCGTTCAAGTAAATCGAAGTCACGAGTTCCAGCATCGGGCGATGCGCGTCGAGGTCGACCTCTTCCTGGTCGGGGTAGAGCACGTCGAGGAAATACTTGGTCGCCTCGGCCTTAGACACCGTACGCTTCGAAAGCTCGACCGCATCTTTCTTGAACCGCTCCCAAGTCCCGCCGATTAGCCCAAGGTCCGCTTTCACGCGTTCTGCGTTGAACTTGGTCGAATGCGGGATGCGGACTTGGCCCTGGGACTCGCGAAGCGCGTCGTTCAGCGTGTTCTGGCATACGGTCCGTACCGAGGTGAACTGGGCGACGTTCGCCAACGTTCCGTCGCACGAGGTCGCGACCTGAACGTAGGGGCGGATCGTGTCGCCGCCACCGACGTCGAACGAATCGTCAATCCGAGCGAGCGCCCAGTAGGTGGCACCATCACGGAGCATTCCGGCGGTCTCCATCTTGAACCCGCCGATATCGATCAGGTTCCGGAAGAACTCCATCACGTCGCGCGGCTGGGTGATGTTGTAGTTCGAGGACATGACCGAAAGCGGTTTGCCGGTGTCTGAGCGATAAAGCACCCAGCGGTTTGGAACCGTGTTCACGCAGACGGGGTGATTTTCCTCGTCGCGCACCTCGTACTGAATCGCGCCTTTCTTGACTTCCCAGTCAAACCCCGCCTGCTCGATCCAGGTGTCGAGCGTCGCATTCGCGTCAAGCTCTTGTCCCAGCCCGTGCCAAGGAGTACGACCGACGTAGGCCATGTTCGCGCGACCATTTGAAAAATCGAGTTCGTGTGCCATTTTTACTGTCCTCTATTGTGGTTGATGAACCTCTATTATAATACCAGTGGGACAACTTGTCAATGGATCTGGCCAGTCGTCCGACGAACGGTAGTAAAGTGTTGTTTTCTTTAAACTTTCCTCCTTAGGTCGAATTGTCGGCTAAATTAGACTGTCTACCCATTGATAAAGGTCCTTGGCCCAAAATAAAGAAAGAAGCGCCGCTATCCCGATCGCGTAGGCCAGGAGATCCTTCGCCCAAACCCAGGCGTCTGTACGGCGGTGCAGCAACGCGGTTTGCAGCCGGTCCATGTCACCGCTTTGATCGTAAATCGGACGGGGTACGTACGTGTACCCGATCCGGACCCCCTTACGCGTCGTCACGTATCGGGGCGTTATCGCACCAGGACCATCGAGCGGATATTCATTAGTTCCACCGCTTTCTGGTGCTCGGCAATCCACTTCGGCCCAAGGGCATCCTTCACCGCTTGCGAGTCTAACCGACTTTGGGATGAGAATGTAATCTCGACCTGGAACTGTCGGCCCCTGTAGACGGCTGCACCCGCCTCGCGAAAGCTCTCCTTCAACGCTTTCTCCTGCGCCACAAGCTCGGCAAGCTGCTGGCGGACCCGCGCCAATTCGTCGACCATCTGCTCGGTGATTACTGGTGTCTTCTTTGCCATTTTCGTCCTCTATCGGTTTGTTTACTGGAGACTCTATTATAACACGGGTGCTACAATCTGTCAATCCCCCCTCCCTTTTGTAGTCGGTTTGCAACGAGTGTGGCATATCCGGCGATATCCGCCCATGAGTCAACGTTCCGTGTGTTTCCATTAACGATCCTAGAGATTTTGTGTAAAATCATTGCGAGTGCCTCCCTCTGGTAGGATTCCGTCGCAGTGTAGCTGCACCCGGCCCTAGCAATGTCTTGCAGCGCCTGAGAGATCTGCGCCTGTGCGGTGAAATCGCCATATTCGGAGCCTCGCTCCTCGAGTATTGCATTTAAATCAACCGATGATTGCTGCACGGGCTAACCCTCCTTGTTTATAACGACCTTTAAACCCTTCTTCCAGATTCATCCCGCGACGCTTTGATTGATCCA